ATTATCATATTGAAAGCTCCATCCTGTTCCTGACACGTGTTCTATCAAGCGATTTTCTCTATCACGATGCCAAAGAAGATCTTCTGCTTCTGTGTCGTGTGGAAACTTGCGAATAATGTATTCTTCTGTAACCTCTAAATTTTCGTACGGAACTCGTTCTTCTGCCATATTACCAGAATCTGCCTGAAACGTTATGTCCGAAATCTTTATGTGCTCGACAAGCCCAATAACCAGCTTTAGTTCTGTCCTTTTTCATATGACATCTATGACGAGCTGCAAATGACTTTCTAGCTCCAGGGTCATTCCAATTTGCTTTCATTCCAGAATCACCATATGAAATCTTAATTACATTGCCTTTGTTATTGCGAACATATACTTGATACTTTTTACGACCACCTTTGGTTGGCTCTCCTAGACTTACTTTTTTGCCTTGGTATTCTGCTTCATCGAGTGGAATTTCCATTGGGTGATCTAACGGAACACGTTTGCCTTCATATGTAGCAAATCTACCTATATCAGTAGTTTCAAAAAGTTCTTTATCACGTCCTTCAAACCATGCATGGCCAGCATCAAACATTTCACGTGCTTCAACAATTAAATTGAAACTTGCTTCGCTTTGCACACGAAATATGTTTTCGGTGATACTAATTTTATTATCATAATGATATTGCATTGCTTCTGACATCAACGCTTTTGACTCTAATAAACTTTTCAATTTAATCATAATTTCACCTTTAATCCCAATTTAGGTACGTGTTTTCTCCACGTTGCAAGAATTTGTTCCTTGTCTTCTGGAGTGATATATGAATTACCATTTTCGTCTTTTATTGCAATGAAACGATCTAAATAGTCATTAACAATTTTAGAAAATGGTTGTCTTGATTTTTTTGCTTGCAGATACATTCCTTGTATCATAGCTGGTATTTCCTGCGGCAATGTAAAATATCGAGCTGGAGGTAATTTACCAGATTCAATTTTGCGACGCAATGCTTGATCTGATGGAATATATTTTGAACTCTTAACATTCCAACCTGCTTGAGTTAAATGTTCTATTTCATGTCGAAGTGTATCTCGCATATCCATTGCAATGCTACTATAAATTTTAGGAACATCTGTCGGATCTAATTCAAATCTAATTTCCATGTATGGAACTTTTGATTCTGATGAATCTTGCTTTTGATCATTATATACATCGCCGCCTCTTCTATAATCATCCAATCCTTCTACCCATTGTATTCTAAGTGCTAAATAAAAATCTAAAGGAATGGTTTCATTTTCAACTTCTTCGAAATATACATCATAATAATCATCGCCTTGTATTTCTGGTACAGATTCTCCTTGTTTGAAATATATCTTTTTACCAGCAAATTCGCCAGCTTCATTTGATACAGCTGCATAACTGTCTTTTATTACCGCAAGCAATTGATTACTTAGTTGTCTAACTAAAGAATCATATCGGCCTTCTAAAATTAATGTTTTCAATGATATCATATTAATAAATATTGAACAAAAAGAAAGAGGCCGAAGCCTCTCTCATCTTAACGATTTTTGTATACTACTACAATCTTTTTAGAATCATCGTCTATTACTTGTTTTAGCATTGCGCCTGATTCAGCATCACGATATACTGTAACATTTGACCCGTCAAAATTAGTTCCAGAAAACTTAACAGATCTTGTAGTTGAGCAACTTGTTACAAGTAAAAAGATTGTGGTAACTGCTAATAAAACTTTCATAGTTACCTCCTTATTTTAAATAAATATTAAGTAACTAACTTTTTCATTAATCTTTACTTAATCTAAATCATTGTAATTCCAAAACCTAGGAGATTTTTGCTTGAATGGATTTCCTACTTGTTGATAATAACAATTTAGACAAAGCAACTGTAAATTTTCTAAACGATGATCTGTGTTATCACCATTGATGTGATCTAACAATACAGGCACTGTGTCATCTGTGATTCTATGTTCACTATACCCGCAACTATTACATTCCTCTTCCATAATACCTAATGCTAACAGTCTGTTACGAAGTTTCCATGCAGGATATTTTGGATATTTTCCTTGTAGAATTTCATCAATTTGATACGGTCCAGCTGATGCTCTAGGTGCTCGTTTAGATATTCCGACACCGGCAATATTAGTATGCATATCATATAGAGTCTTTCCCGTCTCTGCATCTGTATACATTTTAGCATACTTTTTCCATGTAGTGAATGACACTTTCATGAAACGAGCTGCTTCAGCATTAGACTTTGTATTGTCTATTGCATAACGTACATCAGACTCCGACAGATTAAATGCAGAACGGCCTCTGCCATATACATACTTGTATTGTGACTTATCTGCACACATTAGTGAATAATATTCTCCTTTTGCAATGTTGAAACTGCTTCTCTAGTAGAAGTACATTGATTGAATAATTCTTGCAATCTACTCTTGTGCTTAGCTACACAGTCTCTGAATGTGATTGGGTACATACCAGATTTGTCTAATACTTCATTATACCAAGAAGAGTATGTGTATTTATAACGAAATATTTGTTCTGGCGTACGGTTATCCCAATATTCAATTTGGTCTTTCAATGGCCACAATTCCATTGGAATATTTGGGTCTTTTCGTCTTAATGGTTTTATTTCTTGCTGAGCAGCTTTACGATCTGATCGTTGGATAAACTTATCCATGATATTGGTTGCTCTGTCTTTTGGCGATTCGCCTTGGTATCCTCGTTTTCCCATAACTTATAATTTGTATTTTTCTTTGATTAAAACTAATTTTCTCCATGCATCTTCTGCTGCATATATATAACGTTTGAATTTTGCAATATCTTGAGTCTTTCGTGCAGCTGTTGCACGTCTCATATTGCGATGAAATGTTGCATGAAGCAACCCTATTCTAATATTTGCTATAACTTTAAACATCTTTATTCAAATCCTACGTCTCTTGTATTTTTACAAAACATATGACTCAGAATACCATTAACGACTCGTATGCTTTACAAGTTCTAATTTCAACCCTTCTGCCTGCATCAACTCATATACTTCTTCTACTTCATCTTTCCACCCAACATACACACAACATTGTCCATTATTATGAACTATGTTTGCACATTGACCTGCCTGATAATAGTTATGATTACAAATTTCCATTAAGCAAGTAATTACGTGTTGAAATGAATTCTTGTCATCATTTTTTAAAACCAATTGATACTTAGATCGTCTTTTTGAGCTCATATAACTTTTTGCATTCTTCGTACATTTCTTGTTTTTCTAAATATTCTAATGCTTCATCAATAAACTTAAGTTTATCAAGTTCTGACCATGATGTGGGCCATTGCCAAACCTCTGTATTGCTAAACACAACTTTGAGAAATTTATCTAAATGATTTACATACATTCCAAACCCCGTTATCATACTTTATTATACTAAATTATGTAGAAAGATCCAAATTATCTTTTTACTGGTGCAGTATCCCACCCCGTACCAGTTATTCCAAATTCATGACCACCAATAGATGCTAATACTTTGTATTTAGGATTTTTCTTTGTATCTGCCCAATATGGTCTTGCACCAGTAAAGTAATGAGTTGATCCATTTGTATTATCTTTTAATGTTCGTGATACAACTTGTTTAGCAATTTTAATCACATTGTTCCAGTATGGTAATGATGTATTTCCTTTAAAATTACGTTCTTTAATAAATTGCTTAACACGGTTAATTAATGATTCTCCACGCGGTGCATCATACCATACTGAGAATGTATAAGCTCCGCCGGCTTCCTTACCCGTTACTGTTTGCAGTATTGTTTTATTTTTTGCAATTGATCTATTAATTATTGCGTTACCGACAGAACGAATAGCCGTTTCGTCCGTAATTTTAGCTTCACCAGCTAATACCGCAGCTATAATTAAAACTTCATCTGTTACGCTGTCGGGTCGTTCGAATCCCAATGCAGTTAACGTATTTGGACCAATTGTAAGAGTTTTCGGATTAGACAATTTAATGCCCATTACTGTTGCAATACCATTTGCTGTAGTTGTGCCGAATGAGCCATTTGGTTTAAATGTTGGCTTGCCCATTTGTTCAAGCTTCTTAACTAATGCTGTTTGTATTTGACGAACTACTCCATTAGAAACAGTATCGCGAACCCCGTACGGCAACACAATTCCGTCCCAAATTTGTTCTATAGTCTCTGGGATAGATTGTGATTGTTCAAACAATATAGTTTTGAGTTTAATCATCTTTTCTGGGCTTTACTTTAATTATGATGAATTCATCTTTTTGATATACATCAAATTCAGATGGAGTTAGATTATCATAATATTCTTTGTAGAATTGTACTCGGTCAAAATCTTGTTTGGTTGTTTTATTCACAACACCAGACTCTGGATACCCATATATCAATTCTTTGAGTTTCATCCCTTTGATTGCTTGCTGATCTCAATAGCTGCCAATTGTTTTAAAGCTGCTTTCTTTGTAGGATGCGTACCTAAACGTTTTCCTCCTGCACTTGGATATACTGCCCAGCCATCTTCTACTTTTTTAATCTTTTCATCTAAATCCGTACGGATAGCATCAATCAATTCTTTTTTTCGAAACAGGCCATCATCAGCTAAACCATCTTGACCATCCATATAATTATGTACTGATTGCAAATAGTCTGCTGCTTTAGTCAGTTTGGCTTGCACCCAGGCCGGCAATTCAGCTTTTTCATCAATCATACCACGAAGCATTTTTGACGTGTCAATGCAACGCTCGAGCTGCGTACGTGCCATTTTGCCTTCATGATCATAATCAGTAGTATAAGAATGAGTCAAACCCATTCCTTTAGTGTCATCATGATCAACTGGTTTGAATGCCATTGCATATGGATTGTCATATACTTTGCCTGGTACTGGTTGGTAACCATCGCCTTCTGGCATAAGATCCTTAAGTCCCACTTTCATCTTCATTAGTTTAGATGAAGGAAGTTCTCCTATTCCAAATCCTTCTTGTAATTTTTTCTTGCTCATCATTTATCCTTATATGGAAATATCTTATTCAATTTATCTTGTCTCTTGCTGCATCCGCAGTCTTTATCGCCAGTAATGATTTCATTGATACGTTCTGCTAACTTGTCTAAACGTGTTGCAGACGTAATCTTTGCAATGTCATCACCTAAACCTTTACTTTTCATTCTTTTCCTTTTTTATTGGTCCTCCAGATACCCAAGCATCGCAAGTTCTTTTAGAGGCGCACTTAAATTTAAGAAATCTGCAATAACCTAATTTTCCTGCATCGATAACATCATATGGGTCATTTGCTTCCTCACCTCCGATGCCTTTACTAATACAATCCAATGTTTTGTTTGTTATGTCAAATGCAGCACATGTGCCACAAATCATATTTTTTAATTCGTCTGCAGAATCAGTGTTCCACATATCCTGTTTCTTCTGCCAGAACTTTTCATTCTTTTGAGATGGATCAGCAGGACCATACCCATATTCATCAATTGCAGTCTGTCTGTTCTTCAAGTTGAGTGCAATGTCTTGAGTTGGTGCAGGACATTTTGTTTTGGCTTCTAATGCTAAATGTTTTAGTTTCATTTCTTTGATTTCCTCCATGTACCACCAAGCTCTTTGTATTTATTGCTTGCCCAAGCATTTGCATATAACGATGGATACACATCATATTTCTTTTTTGCTTGTGCTTTTGCATATGACCATTTGCTTGGATCATTTGGTACATTTTTTTCTAAGAATAAATTAAGTTGTTCTTCTAATTCTTCTTTCTTCATTCTTCCACGTTTCATATTCAAATTCCATTGAGCCATTCTACGTTTTTCACCTGTAGAATTTTTTGCTATTCGTTCCAAATCTGCAATTGACATTGTTTGACTGATTCCGAATCTTTTGGATAATCCTTTGCGTCCTGGGTTCTTCCCATCAGCAAAGTTTTCTGTCTTTACTTTTGTTGGCTTTTGTCCTTTTTTACGTTCTCTGCCTTTTTTAGAGTCGCCTGCCTTACGTTGTGCATCTCGTTTTCTACGTACGAATTTAGCTCGGCCGTCTTTTCCTAGCTTTTCTGCTTTTCCTTTAGACAAACAAGCAGAATATGGATCTCCTTCTTTAGCATCTCCACATTTGCCAACACGGTTTCCTTGAGCATCATAACGATCCCAACCGCCGCCGCCAACACCTCCTTCTTTTCCTTTGCCGAACCATTTACCTATACCACTATCTGCATATGTTTCTCCCAAATCTAATGTTTGGTATGTATAGTCTTTAGCCATCGCTGCTAATTTTTCTAAATAACCAGTATTTCTTAATTCTTTAAATGCTAAGTTTTCTACTGAATATTCACCCGCAGCTTCTAATCCGGTTTGTCTCATTTGTTTCAATCTACGTTTGATTGAATTAACCTTCATTAATAGTTGAGGATCTTCATAAGACAAATGATCTATTTCGTATTTATATGGGTTTGCTTTTTTATTGATTTCTTCATCATCAATTGATACTTGTTCTGGGTCTGGAACTTTAAGCCATTTATCACGCATTAAACAATATACTCCAGTAGATGCATGAGGTTCATTTTCATCTTGAGCATACAATTCAATCGGCATACCTTTATACTTTAAAGGATAAGTATTATTCCAAATACTTTTCTTTGCCATCATATAGTCTCTAACTAATGGTATGCTATCATTAATATCTTTATAATTGATTAAGATATGCAAATCGATATCAGAATTTTCAGTCCAATTGTAGTTTACACTACTACCCGTAAGAATTATTCCTTTTACGGGAGCATCAATTCCTAAAAACTCATAAAAATATTTTGCAATTTTTAGTAGTTTGAGACGAAGACCAGGTTTTAATTGGTCACCATCCCATAGTTTTGGATTGAGTGTATTCTGTGTTTGATATTCTTGTATCATTTTAAAAAGTCAATTAAATCTTGATTATTTTTTTTCATATCACGCGCTGTTACAGCTAAATCAATCCAATCATAAAATTCATTAAAATAATTTTTTAATAATGATCGATCATCAGTAATAGCATATAAGATATATTCTACAATTGGAATTAAAACTGCAGTTTCTTCATCTCTTGTATCAATTTCGTCTTCGCTAAAATCATTAACAATATCTTTTAATTCTTGAAATTCGTTTGATGCAACATCAATCCAGCGCATCCACGAAGGACGTATTCTTTCAATTGTACTTCTCCATACTGGGTTTGCCGTTCCGTTCCATCTTGTTATAGTATCTCGTGCAAAACTTTTAAAATATTGATTAGTTGCTAAAACCGTGTCTGCCATCAATGTATTTACTATTTTTTTATATAATACGTTATTAGACGTAAACATATCTCGTATTAATTTAACTCCATCTGGTGAATTTATTTTACTAACTAATTCTGCGGGGAAGCTTCGTTGTAATTCAGGTAATGCATCTAATGCAAATTTAAGAGATGCATATACTAGTTCTGGACTTTTTTCTAGTTTTTTACGAAAAATATTAACTATAACATCATCTGCACTTTTTATGTACTTGAACATAGTTTTTATACTAGAATTGCTAATAAACTTTACTAATCTCGTTCCGGTCTTAGCTAAATTAGCGCTAGCTTTAAAAGTAACTTTTGAAGCTGTCTTAACAGTATCAGCTGATTTAACAGCACGTTCTAACACTTCTCCTAAAGATTCATTAAGTTGCTTTATATAATCTGCAATATAATCTACTGTTGCATGATATTGTTCTGGTGTATATTTTTTTAATGTATTTTTTCTAGATAGTATCTCGTTAGCAATAGGATCTAAATTCTCTGAAAGAGTTCTTAATGTTTTTTCGTCTACATATCCTTTCGATATAGCTTCGCCCCACACTTCAGACAATTCTGTAACATTTTTAGTTTTAAATGCTCTTATCAGTTTACTTGCAGCTGCTTTATTTGCTTTAAAAAATGTTTTTAGCCCTACGTTTACAACCGACCCAACGAATGGTACAACAGCTAAAGTAGATAATGCACCATCAAAATAATTACCACGACCGAAATATAATGCTGCATTGAATACATCTATCAATTCACCCCACCCCGGTATAAATCCTAACCAGTCTAATGCGGTTTGAAACCAATCTAAATATGATTCGAGCGGATCGGTTAATCTCATCGTAACTCGGCCGGCGGGTGTGATATCTAATGTATATGGTTGGCCGTTATATGTAACAGTTATGTTATTTGTGATTGAATTATATACATATTCAATTGATTGCCATTCACCTTTAGTAATAACGTTGCCGCCTATATGTCCTGGTCGGTATAAAAAGGCTGGATTATTTGGCATATCAATATAGAACCGGACCGTTTGGCCATTATCTGTTTTTAATTGATAATATTTTTGCCCTTTGTAATTTTTATTTGTTTCAGATGCTCTGTCACCATATGTTTTAATTTCAGCATCTGTTTTATCAAAAAAGCTTTTAATATCTTTTTTGTTTTGTTGTTCTAAAACAAATTTGTTTACTTCTTCTCTAATGATTTTATCTATATTCATACAATGTCCAGTACTTATTCATTTATTATAAATATGTTTATTTCCAAAAGAGCTGAATACAAATGATTCCTAATGCCAACAATAACGATATAGCAGTCTTAATAGTTATTCCTTCTCCCCGGAAAATGTATGTAAATATAGTAAAAACAATAATACCCATTACAAATGAGATGAATCTACCAGGCCAAAAAGATCCATTAAACCCCATTACTAAAGATTTAGTTCCTTCCATAAATAACCATGTAATTGGCACACCTAAAAATATTAAAGCCCATTTTTGTTGCTTAGAAAGATTCCATATAATCGGGCTATTAATTTGCATCCAAACAATGGCTTGCCCAATGATAAATAACAATGCGCCGTACAGTATGTTTTTATAATCCATACTATATTATAATGAAAATATTGGGAAGATCCTATTCTTTGTCTTTAGTAGCGTGTTTAACACCCATAATAGTACCAATAATACTGAATGAATTTGTAAGTAAGATACCAAATAGATTTGACCAGGTTGATTCAATAATTTTAGCATCTAATCCTCTTACCATCACAAATACATATAATGCTGTAGTAAGTAAGCCTACACCCATAATAACCCATAGAGCAACTCTTACGATGTTACCCATCAATTCGGTTTGTGTTTTCTTTTGTAGTAATGAGAGGTCGGTTTCTGCAACCTCTTTTGCGTGTTCTGCTTCAGCCTTTAATTTATGGGCTTCTTCTTTAGATTGTTCTGCAAGTTGTAATGCAACTTCCAATTCTTCTTTTGCCTTTTCAGCTTCTTCTTTTGATTTTTTTGATTGTTCTGCAGAATCTATGGCTTCGTTAAGAGCTTTTTCTAATTGTCTATTTACTCGTTTGTTTTCTTTTTGAGCCTTCTCTAATTCAGAATTTTGTTTTTGAACTTGTTTTGTAACTTCTAATCTTTTTCTACGAGAAGTTGAATCTTTTTCTTTACATAACTTTAAATATTCTTCGAACTCTTCATCACCTTCTTCTGGCTCAATGAGTTTTAGAAAGTTACCCTCAACATAAACTCTCTTATGTTTGGCTATTTCTAATAGAATATCCCTCGTAGATTTTTGTATTTTCATCTTTCTTCATTACTTGTACACTTTGAAAGGTGCTGTTCTATTTTTATAACCTTCATAATCAGCTTTAAATTCTTCTAATCTAGGTTCTATATCATCTGATTTAATAATCCAAAATTGAGCTCCAACTGCTCTAGCTTTTTCAATTTCTTGTTCGTCCTGAGAAGATGAAATGATTCCGATAACTACCCCATTACCATAATCATAATTTATTTTTCTGATTAATTCGATACCATCAAAGGAAGACCCAATTATATTTAAATCAACAAATACACAATCTGGTCTTTCATCTACAGGACCATCTGTAAACCATTTCTTAAAAAGTTTATCTGCTTCATCAGAAGAATCCAATGCTTCTAATGCAAGAGTAATATCTAATAGAGAACACGCATCTTCAAACACAAGATGAAACAAATTTTCATCATCTACTAACATTAACGAATCAATCATATCTTTATTTTCATTTTAGTTCCACTTTCAATTTCAACTGTGTCGGGGTCATCTTCTATTTCTTCAATTGAAAGTTCAAAACCATGCTCCTTTAGTATAGCTTTACAAATATTTAAACCAAGACCCGTTCCTTTCTCTTTTTGACCTTCTTTACGAATATATGGTTTAGATAACTCATCAAATTCACTCTGAGTCATACCTCTACCATTATCTTCGATAATAATGAAGCTCCCTTTATTATAATTACCTTCAAAATATATTTTAACCCATTTTGTTGGTGAATCATTATACTTTAATCCATTTCTAATTAAGTTATCAATTGCAGTACAAAAAAGTGGTTCGTTTACTTCTAATGATACAGGTAAATTATCATCTAAAAGAATCTGATTTTTATATGCAGTAAGTGATAAATATTCATCTAAGATTTGTTTAATGTTATTTGGTGTTTTCGACATCTGAGCATTTTCTTTTACTAAATTAGTAAATTCATATACTCCACTATATACTTTTTGAGCATGTTTAACACCATCTCCTAACAATTGTAGTGGTGCTCTTAGTTTTTTCTTTTGTTCATCATCCAACCTTCTTTGAAGTGAATTTAATCCTCTTGGAATGTAAGTGTTGATACCACTATGCATATCATGTCTAATGATTTTTGCAGCGTGTTCTAAGTAAATACTTTTTTGTTTAACTTCTGCTTCAGCTTTATGTTGTGATGTAATATCAACAGCTATTTTAAGTACTTTATCATACACTCCGTTAGCATTCCGTAACGGGGTATATGTACCAAATAACCATATTGATTCTCCGTTTTTATTTACACGTTCAAATTCCCCAGAAACAAATTCTCCATTGTGTAATTTTTCCCAGAAAGTTTTATATTCTTTACTTGATTTAAAATCAGTAGTACATAAATCAGGGTGTTTGCTATTTAGTATTTCGTCTTCTGAATAACCTACTACATTAAGAAAATTTTGATTAGCTGATAATATAGTAGTGTCCATTCCTAGAGTTACTATTAAATTAGATTTATCAATTGCGTTTAGTTGAGTATTAATTTTAGCTTCTTTAATTTTAGTTTTCTTAATAAACTCTTGTACCACTTTAAAGAATGGTGGCATAAAGAATACAACACATCCCCATCCAAATTTGGCAAGAAATAAGGTTGGTTCACATATCCCAAATACAATACAGGTTTGTACTGCAAAGAAGGTCATCATAATTAGACCTGCAACTATTAAGGAGATTTTGGAATTTATAGATATTCCATCCAGAGCGTTCATTTACAGCTCCGTTTTCTTAAACCCACATTTCTCAAAAAAGTATTTTGAAGGACAGAATCCTGTCCAAAGGCCGATTTGTAACATCAAACAAACAAATATTACAACTTCCCAAGATTGAAATAGATACCCTACTATCAATACCATTGACATTAGAAAGTAAACCATTCTGGTTGATGTTATATATTGTAGTAACGTTTTCATTTTCTATCTCCTTTATGTTGGTCAATCTTATCAAGAATCTTATTAAGTAACTCTGTTTTGATGAAACCACTCATTGAAGCATTTTTAAGAGCTGAGATAAGTTGGAAAACAATAAAAGGCACCAAAATGGTTTCTGATAACCAAGATGTGCCTTTAAATCCTAATTCTACTGAAAGAATTACTGTTAATATTAATATCCAAGCAAATAGTGTTTTTAAAACTTTAACCGCTTTGTATGTTTTGAATCCTTCTCTTTTAATTCCAGCAATAAGACCAAAGAATCCATCTAATAGAACAACTGCAACTAATGCAAGATATTGTTCGGTGTTATCTGCGGTTAAATTCATAAAATATGAACCCATAAATGCACACGCCGTACTAATCGACATAATAACCTGTGTCCAGGTTGATTTTAATAATTCCATTTTAGAACCCATATTGAATTAATTCTACGAATGCCACTTTTATTCGCATCCACAATCGTTGAGTCCATCGAAGTTCTTTGAACTCTTTTGTTATAAATATATCAGATAATTCTTTCATTATGAAATATCTTTACTTTCAATCAATGTATAAGTAAATGAGTTTCCGTAAAGTTTTGCAGCCTTATTCACTAACTCCATAAACAATTTGAAATCTGCATTTGCTGCGATTACTTGGCAACCTGCTGACCACTTATCAATCTGTACAGATTTCCCACCTTCTCTTGAAGTGGCTCTGTGAATGTTGATTCCGTATATACCTTCGTGAATATTTTCTTCTAAGAAGTCATATACGCCATCTTTGTTGTTATCTCTATAAACTTTTAATGGTTTATGTTGTCTAAGAGCTTCATACTTACCTTGATGTAATCCAATTGTATGAGAACCCCTGTATTGACCTGGTACTAAGATTGCAACACCGTCTTTGTTTAATAGGTTTCTTTCCCAATGTGACCCAGGGTCGGTTGTTGCTTCAAAACAGTGAAATTTGTTTTCGCCATTCACACTATATGATACAGTTACGCAGTCATCAAATTTATTAGTAACTTTCCCGCCAGTTTCTGAATTTCTAACTCCTACAATATTCAAATTGTAGTCACCGCCTTCAAACCAACGATAACCTTTACCTTCTACTGCTTGTTGTATTTGTTCTCTTGTAAAACACGCCATTTATTATTCCTCATCCTTTTTTTGAAATATTTTTGTAACACCGTCGATTCCAAACGAACCCAATGTAATGATTACAAATGAATTGAAAATAGTATCGCTGATAACAAGTTCTTTACCCATGAGCCCTGTAATTACATCTGCTGCAGCGAAAACGGCCATGATTGCAAATGATGCAAAGCCTACAATGTTTTTTTCGTTAAACACGTTGTTATCTTTGAAAATATCTTTAAACGCCATATGACTCCTTTTATTGAATCATTGACATAACTGGATGAAAGGAATAACTTATTCTGATTCTTTATTATAAATATGGTTACGTTTTTTCTTCTTTTGTTTTTGTTCTTTACGAGTTATTGCGTCAATTTCTGCATCTCCATACCGCAGTTCTTCTAGCTCACGTACAGTTAATTTTTTCATATTTTAATCCACTTTCGTTCACTATTTAATTGAAATGATCCTATATATTCCATACTCCATTCTGATGGATGGATTAATGATAAAAATGGTTGTCCATCTCTACCAATAAATAAATGATATATTTCACCAATAATTGGCTCAAATGAAAATTTAGAACGATAAACTAAATCATTCCACTGATATTCTTCTACTAATTGTTGATACTCACGTTTTAATTCTAAAAACTTAGTTTCTAATTGTTTATTTACTTTATGTACACCGTGACGCTTCCATGACTCAACATCATCTGGTTTAATAACTGGAGCACTTACATTTGTTGCATATGGCATTATTGATGCAACATATTTTTGTTGATCATCATCCCATACAACATTATCAGGTTTTTTTGTCATCTGCAAACAATTAAATCGTTTTGATACTCAGTCATTTTATTAATAATTAGTTTCAAATTTCCAATTTCAAATTCACCTACTTCCCCACTATCTTGAATAATCATTGATAATTGTGTCATTAAATTAAATTCATTTTGCTGAAAGCGCATACCGTCAATTTCTATTACAATTTCTGAAGATTTACCTGTATTAATTTTTTTATGCAAATCAAACTTAGTATTTGATTGTTCTATTGAAACATAATGATTTATCATATCTTCTGACAAATCTATTTCCATTCTACTACACCATGGTTCTAGTGCTTCTAACAATTCAATGCTACAATTGGTAATCTTGAATCCGATATCATATTTAGGTGGCACAATCGGCTTCATTAAGGCATCATGTGCTACGAAATGTCCCCATTTCCTAATAAAGTTTCTAGTGCTTCGTTTATTTTGTTCTAACCACTCTGGAGAATCTTGATAAATACTTGTAGCTTTATCTGCGGTATTTCTTCTCGAACCCCTGCAGGTCATATGATATACAAATCCTTCCCATGTTTGAACAAACTTAACGCCATTTAAATGAAAACGATTGAATATATCTGAGTCTTCCTTTGATTGGGGAGCATATAATGGGTCATGACCTCCTATTTCTTGAAAGTCTGATTTCCAGAATGCCCACGGAGCAAATATACCTTCTGTAGTTTTATCTTGTTGTGTAAATTCAGATAAATTACTTAATAATTCTGCTTCTTTGAATTCTTCTGGTTCTACACCCCCATCCCATAAAATCTTCTCAGGCCCATCTGGATGTAATGGTGGTTCAATTCTTGTAAGTGATACTATAGTTTTTTCATTCGGAACTAATCTTTCTTGCGGCGGATCTGAAAGCAATGTACGTGTTTGGTACATATGTTTTTCAATAGCATCTAAAGCTCCAGGACACAAATACATATCCGCATGATATATCATACAAACATCATGTTCTGCTACTTCATTAACTAATCGGTCATATAATATTGTATGACCCTGACGCTTTCCAGTATCATTAAGAATTGCTGAGAAATGTTCATCACTTTTCATTCTTTCTTGACACCATTCCCATGTACCATCTGTAGATGCATCATCGGCTACGCAAATTTGTACTGTATGATTGCCTTGATTTTTTCGAATAGCATCATATGACCATTTAAGATATTTAAGATTGTTTCGACTCGGTTGTATTAAGGATATTTTCATAATCTTGTTTTTACATTTGTCCCATGAATAGGTTTTACAAAAGTTTGATCATCATCTTCTGGTAAACGTCCCCACTTTTGTATGAATTTTCTTATATTTGTTTGTTCTGCATCAATTTGTCTTTGAGATTTTTTCGTAATATCATCATCTTTAAAATGCGAACCTCTCGCTGAAAAATGATACACTACTGATTTAGATGTCATTTTAAATTCATATCCTTCTAATTGCATACGTATAAATAAATCTTTATCTTCCCAAGAAGCTGGAGCAAATATAGGGTCATTGCCGCCTATCCATTCATAATCTTCTTTTCTACAAAAGAACCCAGCGCCGCCACCTTTTCTAACAATAACATCATTTTCTTTTGAAAATTCAGTTGCCCATTTATCAAACCAGACCGCATTAAAATTGTGATGAAACTCACCAAATTCATCAATTGGAACAAACACCGTGCCTGGTCTATAATCTGGGTCATTTGGAAATATCTTAGGCTGTATTCTAAATGACGATGCTATTAGTCGTACTGACTCATCTATATTGTCAAATAAACGTAATAATTCTAAATCTTGATTTGGGGCTATCCACATATCAGAATGTATGATATTAACGAATTCTGTTTTTGATTTACTCACACAAAAATTCATTCCGCCGCCAATACCTTTTGGACTATCATTATGATCGATATAAACTTCTAAATCTAAATTAAGTTTATTATCAATAAGCCATCGATCCGTGCCATCCGTACAATTTTCAGCATGAACAATAATGGGTTGATCTTTATAATAAGCATTTTCTCTTACAGATTTAATTGCAAGTTTGAGATATTCTAAATTATTGTTTGTTGATATACAAGTTGTAACCTTATGCATGACTTACTTCCGATAAATTTGCAAAAAAGTTATACCAATATAATGCTACCGAATTATATGAATAACTTTCTACAAGTTTTTTACGCGCGTTTTCTGTAATATATAAATAATCTTGATAATTTCCTAGTATGTTTTCTACAATATCTGGCAAATCTGAATAATCTACCTTACAAGGAATATATGTTTCGTTTGCAATAAATAAATTTGGTTCTGTTATAACAAAATCCATATTTGGTTTAATCATAATACAACCATGTTGAATTGATTCCAAATCACGATAACAAAGTTCACCCATTCCATATGGGGATATGGAAATTTTTGATCTATGTAACACTTGATGCATAGTATTAGGATCTGTTTGTTGTGCTACAATTTTTCTATTAGGCAATTTTGACAATTGTTTCCATGCAGCTTCACGATGATTCGAATATAATATATCTGTACGAATTTCATGATCATAAACTTCCTTGGGAATATATGTTTGATATACTGCTGCTACATCAATATCTTTCTGATTATAGTTTACATCATATAAATTATGAAGTGTAGGCCAATTATGTCCAACATTATATCCAGTTAACATAAGTTTAGAATATTCTTCCTCTGACAAGTTATATGATTTATCTAATTTAGATCCAGCACCAAAAAACCATTTTCCAATTGTTGATGGATCGTTATATTTTTCTCTAGTTAATAACTGCTTTTTAAACAAATATTTTGCATTAGATTGTTTAAATACTTCATACACTCCAGCAATAGATGTTGAATCACCCCCATGAACTAAAAAATAGTCTCCCGATTTGTTTTGTAAATTTTCAATTCCGCGTGATATACTATCATTAAACGGCATACCGGTTGAAAAAAACTGATTAGAATCAATCAATTCAAAATCATAACTTGAATCAGTTGTTAATTCAATACTATAATCAGGTAATATGTTTTTAGCATGAATTAATCCACTAAAACATTTCATATTTGTTTCATCTGAAAGTTTAAGTTTTATCATAATACATCGTTCCAAGTTAATGATTTATATGCTGAATTAAATAAATTATAACAATTTGATTCACACGCTTTATTAGCATTTTGATACCAACTATGTGCTTTTCGCAATGCACCAGTATCTGTTTTATCAATTCCTTCTTCACCTTGTATATAACTGCGTTTATTAGGGTGCTTTCTATTATGAACCAATAATATATTTTTAAAATGATATTGCGGGATATTGCCTAATACACGTTGTGTCATCAACATAAATGCTGTATCTTCATGAACAAAGAATACTGATTTAGGTATATTAACGCCAGCTTTGATTACCTCCGATGAAATGACTAATCCACATCCATTATACTTATGTGGACTTATTGTAGTAACATTTAACTCTTCAACTTTATCATTAAATTCATTCATTTCATCTTTATTCATTGTATACCGAAGACTCCACCAATTCTTAGTATCTCCATCAATAAATGGTTTGTCTGTAAAATCAACATGTTCTAATGGTTTCCAAGAATCATCCCACATTTTACAAATACCGAATGTTGCTAAATATTTAGATGTTTGTGTAGATTGATGTTGATGTAACATATCCAATGTAGTAAACATTTGTTTTGGAACTAACATATCACTCTCGCCCCAAACTAATACGTCTGCTATATCACAATATTTTTCATTGAATGTTCTTCGATAATCTGCGATTGTTACTAAATCATCCGTAACATTAAAACGGAATTTAAATCTAGTTGAATTATTAAAATATTTGATTGTTGAAACGGTAATTGAATCAATACATTTTTCTAAAGTATCATCATCAATACACTTTTCTAATGTTTGATTTTTACAAACTAAAATATCAACATTAACTTCTCCATCATAATGTAATATACTTTCTCGGAGAGTTTCTAAATACTCTTCAATGATATTAACTTCATACCACTGTACTAAACAGCCGATTGCAAATTTTGTTTTCATAAAATATAACCTACTGATTTATCTATATTTAAAATATTATATGTACGATCAATTTGCTCTGATACTTTAATCATCAAATCAATTTCAGCAGCTCGATTTGCATCATCAAATATAATAGGAACATTAGTATTAAAGTGTTCAATATATTTTAGAAATCCACCTCTACCCCAATGACCGCCTGGACCATCGATTAATATCATATCATAGTTTTTTGGCAAATTAGGTAAAAGATCTTCTGGATCATACCATGCTGTTTGCTTACCAACAACATCTGGTGCAGTAAACTCATTATCATAATACTTAGTTTTACAATTGATATATGTAGTATTATTAGGAAATGCGTTCATCCACTCTGTTTGATTTTCTACTGAGTATAATTTAAAATATTTGCTTAAACGTACTGTACCATTTCCGCTACCTAATTCTAATATTGTACTACCATCAGGAATTATAGTTCGTATAAAGTTTATACATTCATCTGAAATAGAAACGTTACCTACACCCATTATATTGTTATTCCTTTATATAAATGATTAAATGTTTTTTCCATCCAATAATAAGTTAATGCATCTTCTTTATTATTTGGAATACTGTTGTATTGATATATCCAACCAGCTTTAGTAAATGGCAGATCTTCTTGCAATAATTCTTTTCGATACATATCAACCATGTTCCATTGATAATCTAAAACTTTATAATCAATGTTATTCATATGAACTAAAAAATTCACCGGTGTTTGGTCGGTTCCAACGTGCCATGTTTTTTCTGCTGCTAATAGTTGCTCTCTATTATCATCGAAAAACGAAATAATCTGATTGAAAAATTCTTTATGATTTTTATTAAACAATAATACGCCAGAATCAAAATAGTAATCCCATGGTATCATATAACCATTAAAAAAATATTTTGAATAATTTTCAATACTACGAAGTACCCAATCATAACTTCCTTCATTATGAACAAAACAAAATTTACGTTCACTTATATCAAATATATTGGGCATATTCGGATGCGGAATAGTATCAGCATCTACATATAAAATTTGGTCATATTCAATTTCATTTGCTTCTAGTAACTGAAAAATAAAATATCGTTGCCATGATATTGGCATATGATCGTGTGGTAATACTTCTTGATTTAAAACAAATAATTCAGCATTATTATTTTTACACCATTCTTTCCAAGCAGCAATACTAAATTTATATGGATCACTTCTTGTTCCCGCCCATCTACCAGATCCTTGTAACTTTACATCTACTATGAATACTATATTTTTCATAAATTACAAATTACTCCTTCAGCTCCATTAAATTCAATTAATTCGCCATTTAATCGTTTAACTTTATATCCTGCATTTTCTCCAATATATTTTGATACACGAATGATACCATCATTTGATGCTTGTATTACGGCATTTTGTATGTCATTACCATTACCAAAATCATCTAATATAATTACTGGAGAATTATATCGTTCATTAATATTTTTTATATCTTGATATACTTGTGATTGTTCATGACTAGCATCAATTAATACTACATCGATGTTGTCTGGATATGTAAATGTTTTATATACATCAGCAGTAATAAATTCTACATTACTAACATCTTTACATTTATCTTTAGCGGCTTCTATATTATCTTCACTAATATCAACTGCAATTACCTTTTTGAATAAATCTGCAAATACTCTGGTTGTATCGCCTCTACAACAACCCAGTTCTAAAATAGTTTTATTTTTAAAGTTAGTTCCTAAAATATTAACTAAATCTTGTTTGAATTTATATGTTGTTGTTTTAACATATTCGTGTTTATGTTTAACATGATTCAAAACAAAATTATCATCATAATAATGTTTAATAATGTTCCATGTTTGCGACATTAAATTAGTTCTATCTTTGCCTCGATTCGGCAGTCCGGAGAAGAACCATATATGTAAATATTTTAAAAAGAATGGCATTGGATCTTCATTTAACTGCCAATTATGAACTAACATCTCTCTTCTATATAAATGATTAGCTGCATATGGTAGGCGAAGTATATTAATGTCAATATTCATTTTACGTAACATATAGTTAATTACTGGCTGATCACTTCCGCGCTTAACTGTTCGTTGTATATGCATTATTTCATCATAATTACTATGATAAAACTTTTTAAGTTCTTCTAAGAAAGGTTTGTGGTCTTTATTGAATATTGCAAAGCCGGATGCTACATAATCATTGTATTCAAAACTAACATCAGGAAACAATGATTTATAACCATCTGTTGATTGCATTGACCAACGCATATTTTCATTTGCTCTAAATGCACACCATTTTCTATCTGAAATTTCGAAAAAATTAGGAGCATTCCAATGTACCATTGATGATGCATCTACTAACAATATCTGATCATAATCAATGCCGCGCGATTCTAATACATCAAATACATCAAACCAACGTTGCCAATTTACTAAATGATTGAATACATCAGAATCTGAAGTTGTATCATAATGAACAAATTCGACATTGTTTCTTTTACACCAAAATTCCCATGTTTTCTTTGAATAATCCATCCATGACCAGTCGCCATAATCTTTTAATTCTATTAGTGCGGGGTCTTGAGACTTAACACCAATCCAAAATACTACATTTTTCATAATAAATCAATCACACGAATTGCTTCGTACGCCTCCACATATTTTCGTTTAACTTGTAATCCTCTTGTACGTGCAATATCAAATACATAATCTTTACACATAAATGCACGTTCTTGTTGTGTTTTGTAACAATCTAGCATTTGAACTTTAGCATCTAAATCTTGATGATCTACTGATATAAAAACATCAGTTCTAAATGTTCGATTATTCCATGGCAGTTCATATCCCAATATAGTTGAATGTTTAAATGCTCTAAACGTTTCTTCATATACAACTTGATGATCTTGGTGATGATCATATGACGATGGACAAAATACTATATCATAATGATTTTCTTGTTGTAGTTTCCAAAAATAATCTAATAATTCTTGTCGAACTTCATTTAATATTCTAGGTTTCCAATCTAAGAAAGTAACGTTTGCATTTATAATTTTCATTGCATTATAAAATTCTTGAACTGGGTCGCCGACTGCTAATGGCTGTGCTGCTGTTATTGCTAATACATCAATCTGATATTCGCTTTTATGTTTATGTAATGTAGCTCCACAACCTAATTCAATATCATCCGTGTGAGGTGCTATTGCTAATATTTTCTTCATATACATATTATAATAAAAAAAGTTACATATTCAAAGTTATTTCATTATGTTCATATAATTTCTAATTCTCCCGAAAAATCTACAATCCCGGTACCGGCAATCCCATCCGGGCAAATGCCATGGCCTAAATGCGTGACATCATATTTAATCGTATCAATTTTTTCCCAAAACTTTTTCATGGCGTCATTCCAATGAATGTCATCTAAGACTAGAATGCCTTTATAGTCGTTCTCTTTAAGAAACGAATATACTTCCCATTCAAAATCTCCGCGATGAGCAGTATCTAAGAAAATAACTGCGGACTGCAATAATACATCTTGCATGCCCAGTTTAAATATGTTACCAATCTTACGTTCTACATTTGAAGGCTGGACTGTCACCGTATACATATCTTTTACGTCGAATGTAACTATTTTGTTCGACTTATTAATAGCTAATGCCGTACTACTCGTTCCTTCATGCGTACCTAACTCAATAATCAGTTTATTATTTAATTGAGTGGCAATATAAGCTAATAGTTTATAATGATTTTCACCGGCTGGTGCTAGAAAAATTGGCTTATGATCTTTACGAGAGATCAAGTGTACATACGACGTTAAGTTAATAGCATCTACTAATGTTTTGTTTATAATCATAATAATAAATTTGAAATTTTACTGCTGGCATCGCCTTGGTCGACAAGATCAATCCAGGTTCTAGATGAAACATTACAGGCCGCGTCAATAACAGACCCTAAATCAATTGAATGTATATCTTTATCTAACTTCCATAATCGTTTTTGAATAACACGGCCGGCCATTCCTGCTGCTGGAAGACATAAATCCACTTTATCTATATTTTCTAAGATAGATGGGTACCAATCATCGATTGTATAATATGCATCGCGTTCTGGGACATTAACGTAAAAATCGATCGGCCCAACTAATTTTTCAATTGCCTCTTTAGGCACTGCACCAATAAACATTTTAGTACGCGGACGTATATACGTGTTTAGAAAATGTTTCATTTTATCTTGTTTAAATACTGAGATATAATGGAACATGATATGACTATAAAAAGTAGTCGATGGCGGTATCTTTTGATTATTAATCAGCCAATGTTCTATCATACTATTATCTGAAGGCGGAGCAAATAACCCTGGTCTCATGCCAGGTTCCGGAGGATAGTTAACCATAGCGCCTCTTAAATACAATGGGTCTTCAATGAGAAATGCTTCTGTCAATTCTCGTTCCAGCTCAGGCGAATGTTGATGCATTTTCTCTCTGCGGCCATTCATTATATAAAAATCGCCATCGCCGAATCTGCTATAGTATATACGTTTATTATTATCTAACATCTTACAAAGATGTTCGTAAGTAGTATTCGTATCTTCTGTTCTCATTACTGTCCTACTAATTGTTTCCAACCACGGTGTTTGTCATGTGGTAGCCAACATTCATTAACAACTTTACCAAATAATCCTTTGCTAGAATTTTCTATAAATTGTCCCTCTTGACCACCCCACTTACCGTCTCCGCCGTTGTGTTGATTGTTTTTATTAAAATACTGCGTTTGCGTAAATTGGTATTTTTCATAGTGTTCTCGGGTCATAGCAAACATAAATCCATTAATACATGTATGTGCATTAGTACATGATTTATGTTGTATTCCATTGCCGGGTGCATTTGATTTCTGCGATCCTCCTAGAATTCCATTTGATAATATACTGTAAATGACGTCGATATTATAATCATCACATACATACTTCAAAAATGCATTAATCGATTCATTAAAGTATAAATCATCATTGCAATTAACAACAACATCACAGCCATCCGTAAATGCTTGATTAATTCCTTGGTTCCATGCGCTAGTAATCCCACCGATTCGTTGGTCATCAATACGGATGTATATTGAGTCTATAGGAACATCTATTTTGTATGTCGATGCATTATCCATAATATACAATCGATAGTCATATTTACAGTGTTCCTTTAATGTCGTACAAAATCGTTTGATAAATTCATTACCATTTGGTCTATATTCATCCGACCAATGAGCTGTAACTACAAAACCTATTTTCATTTTTTAATTTCCTCGTAAACTTGTTCAATTTGTTTTTTTACTACATTGTAACTATACAATTCATTTGCCTTGTTCCAGGCATATGTTATATGTTCTATTCGTTTATCATTATTATTTAATAATTCAACAAATTTTTCTTCCAATGTAGGAATGTGAATTGTTGCAGTCTCTGGGTATAAAACTTGATGTGCATCATTCACTCCACCTAAATGTATCATTCCTAATGCTGCACACTGCATGGCCTGTTGCCCTGGAAAATACTCAATTGGGTCTAAATTAAAATGAAATGTACATTGCGACCATGACGTTAAATAGTCCAACCATTTAGTTACGCCATCATGACCTTTTGGTCGTATAAACGGTATATTATATTTTTGACTAATATAATTTGTAAATTGTTCTGTTTGCCCGCATCTTGGTTGATTCCAATACGGCCAATATGAAAATATTTGTTCCGATCTAGTTTCTTTATAGAAATTATCATACAAATATTCAATGTTAATTGGTTGTGGTATATATTTTACGGGAACGGTGCATTGTAATATTTGAGGAATTGAATTATTAAAATATCGTTCATCAATACATGAAAAAACATAATCACATTGATTATATACTTCTAATCGTTTTGGCCAATGTTGTGACCAATTCCATGTTTCTTTGATAGTTCCTATAATAACCGCATTTGGATATTTTTTACGTAATTGCGATATTGTATACTTTTCATAATTAGATTCAATAGCAACCATGATTAAATCTAAGTCTAAATCTGGTAATACTTCGTGTTCAGACCAATTTAAGAAATATCCGTTTTCAAACAAGAATGGATATCCCCAAAAGCCCATAAAACATTTATTTTTTATAGACCCATGAAATTGGTATGATTTACTGACATCAAAGAAGTTATATGCTTTGCCATCAATTACTCTGTATGAATTAACTTTTGTTTTATCAACAATTAATGCAAAATTTTTCATGATTTTACCATACTCAATTTACTAAATACTTTATGTAAATGAACTGCTAAATTAGATGGATTCATCTGCTCAACAAATTTTGCTCGAGCAGCATTAATCATTTCATAATAATCTTCATAATTTAACAATATCATTTCTATTTTTTCTTCCAAATCACTAAAATCATGTTTACAAGAAACATATGTTTTATTTGACTCAAACACATTAGGTATTGTATCAATATAACTCATATCTGGTTTTATTAATACGCATCCAAACATTGCAGCTTCTAAATCTCTAGGTGCCATTTCTCCGTAACCATATGGTGCTACAATAATTTTTGAATTGAACATTCGATCGTAATATTCTTGTTGTGATACCCTAACACCATTTTCTAATTTTGCAACATTACATTTTAGATTATTGATCACATCAATACATTGTTTACGATTTATATCATAAAATTCATTTTGTTTATAACCATGTTCTAAACTTTCTACTGATGGATATTGGAACATTGCTGATACATCATATTTTCTTGGTCGATTAACATCATACCATTGTACATTGATACCTGCCCAATGTGTCATTAACCAATTTGTTCCGGAAAGTACAATACGATCTGAATATTCGTCAAAATCAGATAATGAATAATCACCTTCGCCCCAATAATATCTACCTAAATTCCATCCTTGTTTATATAATGAACGGTCTTTGAGTAATGAACTTTTTAATAATAACAATGCATTAGATTCTTTAAGCACTTCATATGATCCAATCAATGATGTAGAATCTTGCCCGTCGATTAACATATAATCTCCAGTTATTGTTTCGAGATATTCTAATCCATCCGTAACAGATTGTTCTAAAGATACTCGTTTATTTAAAAAACTTGCTTGTGCAATCCACGCAAAATCATATGAATCTCCTGTAGTAAACTCAATACCAATTTCTTTAAGAACATTTTGTGCATAAAGATATGGTCGAAATGTACATTCATTTCTGTGTTTGTCTAATTCATATAATTTAATTTTTATCATAGCGTATCATACAATGCATTTTGTCGTTCTTGTCTATCAATTGTTTTATGATGCTTCAAACACCACTCTGGGTTTCTTGGTAAATGACTCAATGTCTTGTATCCATCTAATACTTCATGTACTCGATTTTTCCATCGTATTGACTCTGTATTACGATAAATACGCCATTGATAATCTGGAAAATTTACCCAATTATTTTCATCCAATCTCCATCGCCATTTTGACACGTGTTCTGGAGTCAATCCTTCTACTGTATTGATTCTGGGAACCATTATTACATCTACATTGTTATGTTCTAAAACTTGAGGTAACAGGCGAATAACGTATTCATCTATCATCTCATCTGCATCAATCTGAAATACGTAATCTCCCGTACACATTTCAGTTAATTTATTTTTCATTTTAGAAAAGTCGCCATCAAAATCATAACTATACCATCTAACAGGATAATCTTGTAATGGGTGATACGATGTTCCTGGGTCTACTGAAACAAGGTATTCTCTAACTTCTTTTGTCCCATTAACTGCATCATAAAAGATTACAATTTCATCTTCATCTCTTTTATTTTCGATTAAGAATGTGAGTAATCGTTTGATTTCATCGATCTCATTACAGACTGGTATTGCATACGAAATTTTCATGATAATTGTTCTAAATATTTTTCTACTTGTTCTACTGCGTCATATGTATTAGTTGTAGATTCAATTAATTCTACTATAGTTTCTGCTATTTCTCGTGTACTCATACTTTTTGAAGTTTAGGAAGTTGAATTTTAGGTGTTTCTTTTTTCTCACCAATTTTTTGCAATTTAGGAAGTTTTAATTCTTGCGTAACTGGAATTGATTTAGTTTGTTCCGTAACAAATTCAACTAATGATTTATAATGTTCTTTTACTGCAGTGCTACTAAAATTAGATATTGCAAAAAATCTTTGACGCTTACCTAATTCTAACCATTTCTTGTAATTTTTTTGAACTTCTTTCATCATGTTTCCAGCATACTTATAATCTACAGTAAACCAAGAAGCTTCTTTAATTAAAAATGGATTCTGTGCTGATTGATGAATTGGTGTTAAACGACCTGGCAATGCACATATGAATTCTTTTTTAAGAAAATCTGCTTGACCTGAATAATGCGGAGCCAATATTGGCTTTCCCGTTGTTGCAAATTCAAGTAATGGACGACCAAATCCTTCGGCTTTTGTAAATGATATCATTGCTTTAACCTTTTTATGGTTATATAATGAATTCATTTCATCATCTGATAATTCACCATGTAATAAGTAAATATTCGGAAGTTCATGTCTAGCAAACATTTCTTTAATTTGTTCTACTTTATTATCAATATCAAATCTATCTGTTATAGAATATGTAGCGCCACCCGTTTTAATTATAAGTGCAGGTGCATTTTTTGTATCTTTATAAGTATTAAAGAATGTATGGATCATACCAGATATATCTTTTCTGTCTTGTCCAATTTGACCTTGCAACCAATGTCCAACAAATAAAAATGCAAAATCTTCTTTTATATCATCTATACCATCTATTTCAATTAATGGGTTACTTCGATCAAAGTATTCTTCATCAAAATATTCTGGAACAACTCGTATTGTTGTAGTAATTGTTTTATTTGTCTGTTTTGCAGTTTCATAAAATGTTTGTTTCGTAAATTCAGAAGGAACGATAATTAAATTGAATTCATTAATTTTATCAATCCACTCTGGCGGGCAAACCGTTCCTTCCGTGCCTGCAGTAACACCAATATTATAACGACCCACTCGCTGAAATTCATTTGGTACTGTAATTTGAATCCAAATATCTGGATTTGATTGAATTGGAATTTTTGTAAATTTTGATTTCCATTCTTCTGGCACTGGATATGAAAATGGTGTCATACCCCATGGCATTGATAATAATTTTACATTCCATTCTGATTGTGTTTGCTCTAAAATATTTTTTACAAATTCACGAGCATGATATCCGTAACCAGACTGTGTCTGAATTGGCGATGCTATAACTACATTTCTCATTATACTATACCTATATTTTCGTATCTTGGAGTTTCTATTTTATTAAATGTATATTTTGGTCTAGACTCTTTTGGTTGTGTTAATAAAAAGTCAATATGTTTGATCATAGTGTCTGCCATTTGCTTTGCAGTTAATCCATGAGTTAAACAAAATTCTCTACCTTTCAACCCAGATTCTTTTCTATATTCTGCAGAATGTTCCCACCACTTATGGAATGCATCTCCAACATCTTGATATTGTACTCTGTCATCAAAAATATACGGAGTAGCTGGAGAACCTTGTAATGAACGATTACTTGGGAATACTGGTATTGCCCAATCACCATGTTTTTTATAGTTTGCTGCATGGTTTGTTGAAAACTCTTTGTTAAAAGTAATCCATTCGCCATGTTCATCTTCAAATCTCATTTGATCTTGCAATCCGCCCGTTACGTTATTAACAATAACTGTTCCAGCAAGTAATGCTTCAGTGCTACTAAGTCCCCAACCTTCATTTGATGCAATATTTACTACAACGTCTGCTACATTATACATTGCATTTAAGTCTTGTGCGGAAACTTTTTGTTCTGAGAACAATATTATACACTCAGGAGCTACTGATTTTGATATAGCTCGCAAATCCGTTCCGTTTCCATCAACAATCTGCGTATGCATAAATAACGCAACTCGTTTCTTTTGTGACTCTGGTAATTTAGAAACAAAATGCTTAAATGCTAAAATAACATCACCTGGTTGCTTCCTTCTGATATTTCTGTTATTCCACATCACGATGAAATCAACATTGTTATCTGTTTTTAAACGTTTAAACATTTCTTGATATGTTTTATCCGTTTCTTCTAATGGTTTAAAATAATTTTCATCTAAACCGTGTGGAACATATGCTGTATATACAGTATTCCATAAATCTTTTTGATTTGGTTGTCTTCCGTGCGTGTCTAAATCAATATTAACAAAACCATTCTGGTCTAATACTTCTCTATGAATATTATCAGATTGTTTTGAAATACCCATAATTAAATCACAACTTCCATAAAAAGGAGCATTCCACATTGGATATGGTAAGTCATCCCAAATTGAATAATAAATTAATGGAAGTTTATATCTTGTTTTTATTTCATGTTCTAATGCATACAACCACGTCCAATATCTTGGATCTGTAAAGTGAAATATTGCATCTGGTTTTTCTGCTTCAATTACTTGAAACAAAATATTTCTATCACCATAACCATCCCATGGAATAATTTTCACACTTGCATCTTGTACACCAGTCTCTTTTTGAACATCTGGTGATATATCAAACGTTTTACCTTGTTCTGGGTGTTTCATTGCAGCACCAATTTGAACCCAATCATATTTGTGAACTGTCTTTAAAACTATCTCTTTACTAATAGTTCCAATACCAGACGGTAACCGTAGATCATCTGCCAGAAGCAGAATCTTCTTTTTTGCCATTCGTAACCTTTTCTTTATTTTAATATAAATATATTATTTGAGAATAACAACCGATTTGTTTTTCTTTCTTGCTCGTTTAACTGCTGTATCAAGTTGTGGGTCTAATTTACCTGCAGAAAGTACAATCATCTTATCGCAAGCATCTGCAATAAGTGTCATGCGATGAAGAAGCTGTGAAAAATGATACTTTTTGCCATAATATGCTTCTGGCATAGCAGAATACATATTTTTACCTGTATATGATGCATTGTATTCTACATAAGGAAGTCCAAATTCTAATGAATACTTTTTTACCATATGCGGTGCACCTTCTGCGCCTCCCTGTCCTAATACAGTAACCGACTGGTCTAATCGTTTTAAACGACCCAACACATCTTGGAGTTTTCTTTTACTCTGCCAATCTCGGCTACCAATTACAGCTATTTTCATTTTTTTCGATAGTCGTCATAACGATAACGAATGTGTTTAGGTTTGAAACCATAACCAATTCGAAATCCTCGTTCTAACATCTCTCTGTTTTGTTTGTTATTAGGACCTTCAATATCAGTAAGCAATGTATATAAACAACGTTCATATCCTCTGTCGGGCTTATGACGTTTCATTAAATATTCATATACATATGCGTGTTTGTGCTGATACATTACTTGTTATTTACTTTGATTTCTCTACGAAATAGTATTGAAACTAATAAGCTCAAACAATATGCTTGCCAAAATGTAATCTCATGTACACCCTCAAATGTTGGAGCTACTGCAAAATTCCATAGCCATACAATAGGCCATGCTAATAACAATGAAAGTAATACTGCTAACAATATTGTAGCTAGTACTAAGCCTAATTTTTCAATATTCTTCATACTATAATATAATGAAAATTACTCACGAATCCTATCTTCTTTTGGACAATTTTCATAGTCTTCTTTGAAAGGACAATATTTGCAATTCTTTGCCCCTTTGCCAGCAACAGCCATGTATTTTCGATCTTCAACTTTTTTACCATCGGGTTGGAAACATTCTTCAACAAACTGATCAATTTGTTTTTGTACTTTGTTTCGTGAAGGTTTTCCAGATGCCGGCCTTACCTGTTGAATACGCTTTTGAGGAAACATTGACTCTTCAAGAAGCTTTCTTTTAACTATAAAGAATTCAATGTCAATATTGTCTACTGGTACGCCGTATTGCTTTGCAAAGTATGTCTTGTATGCTATGAGTTGAGCAGCCTTTAATTTGTCTGCCTTTTGCCATTTATTCCAGCCCATTCGACTGGTTTTAATGTCAATGATTGATATGGTATTAGTTGCAGTGTTTCTAATTACTAAATCTATGAATCCGTACCAAAATACATTTGCATTTTTTTCTGATGCTGGCACACATAAATCTAATTCGACACCAACCAGCTCTGTATTCTTCGTGCTAAAGTATTGTCTTCGACGCTTCTGAAACCATTCTAGAATAGCAACGCCATCTTCTAAATACTCACCCAATTCATGTTTATTGGAAAAATGCTCTCCTGTCTGTTCAACAGCTTTCGCATATTCTGCTTTGAGCTTTTCTGTAAGTGTATTTCGGAAATTCATCCAATCTGCTTGCTTCACACCTTTTGTAAGCAATACCGTAAGGTATTCTTGCATTGTTTCGTGAAATGCAGTACCAAATGTTGTTTCAATGCTATGAGTGAATGGTGCTAACTTTTTGATGTATGCAAGTTCCCATTGTTTAGGACATTTCTCATACATTGACCATTGTGAATATGAAATGCGTGTTGGTACCGTAAATGGATCACGTCTTGCTAATTTGAATAATGGTGATATATATTGAACTTCTGGCATATTATCTTGATTCTATTTCTTCTCTGATCATTTCCATATCTCCCCATGTATATGTAAATTCTGCAGGCATACCAAAAAAGAATGACTCTGACCATTCTTGGTCTTTAATAAGAAACTCTCTAATTAGTTCTCCACCATTGGCGTCATCTTCAAACGTCATTGCGTCAGCTGCAGCTTCATACAATTCATCTAAGTTTATCGTATTATGCTTGCACCATGTAATGAAGTCAGATACGGTATCTTCTCGCAAGAATGAGTCATACACTTCATGATCATCAAAATCTTGATTGAACTCAAAGATTGTCCATGCATTACGATATTCATCTTCAGCATAACCTGTTATTGAACATTTTTCTTGCAAAGCAATCTTTTCAAATAAATTGTTTGGAATATACCATGCAGATGTTACACTGAAATGTACTTTGTTGTCATATGACTCTGGCAAATCATTAAGATAAAACCATTTTGCACCGCCATGATCAAGTGCTTGGTCTCTCATTGGAAAGTCGTCAAACCCTAAATATTTGTAGAGTTCCATATCAATTTGTTCGCACTCGCCAAATTTGTTTGCGAATGCCTCTGCTTGATCTGCAGTCTCAAACTCTGCTGTAACTATCGAATAAATGTCGTTTGCCATTTTATTTTATTATAAGAAATTACTTTGAAATATCCAAATAATTACTTGGCCCATTTGCCGTTTTGAACTAGTTGTGCAATGATGCCATATACTGAAAGATCAGCATAAGTATCTTGAGTTGATTCGCCTACTTCATCTGGCTGACCGAGTACTACTAGTTGTTTTAGTCGTTGAATTTTATCATTCATTCTGAACCATAAACCTGTCAGTGATAGTTTGATATCATCATCAGTCTGCAATGCAGTACCTACTGAAATATTACCTGGCCCATAATTCCTTTGTTTTTTACAAAAGGTTTCATATTGTTCCCACATAATCCTTTTGTATTCTTCCATCATTTCTGGATATGTTTCTTCACAATATTGAATTGCACTTTGATTGGATTTGCTCATTTCACTCCTTTTACTAGTTTTTTAATTTCGTTTGGTTGATAACCGTAACGTTGTAGCAGGAAAGAGCAACTATCCTTTGACATAAGATCAACATAATCCGTAGCCTCAGCAAGGCTAACCTGATAATGTTCGGCTACTTGTGAAACTAACTCTTTTTCATACTTATCTTCCTTCTTGCCTTTTATGTATTTAGCGAAGGTCTTGTTTGATGGGAGGAGACCATGATACAAGCGATAAGTATCTTTGGGAGAAAGTAAACCTATTGTGTAACGCTGTAACTCATTGATAACTTCAGTTAGTTCCATACGCATTGATAAGAATCGATTAACGATAAATGGTGAGAACTGTTTTTGATCATGATCTGACCATTCTGACCATTCTTTCTTTTGATGCGTAATTCCATTGATAAAGTCAAAGATAGTTGCTGCTTTCTTTTCTGCCATGTTTAATATTTTTTACCGTGCTTATACGGTCTTGTTCTATTATACTCTAATTTCAATTCAATATGTCGTTCTAAATCAATACCAAAACCTTCACACATATCAAAAATACGAATTACTGTATCAGCAATTTCATCTTCAAATGTGTCTTTAATACATTGTTCAAAATCTGCTTGATAATCTGCTGCTTCAGTTCTGTCAATTGCTTTTGCATCAAACAGTTCAACTAAGGCTTTTCTAGAACCTCGATGTGCTTCTAATGCTTCGCCTAACTCTGATACGATTAGCATCAAAACTTCGCCTACATTTTTTCTATCTTCCCAAAAGCCTTTTTCTACATTGACTTTATGGATTTCTTGTTGTATTTCTTTTATGTTCATATTTTTATTTTATAAAACCCAACACTTACTGATTAATTATTTTTTGTTATTTAATTTATTTTCGAATTTATCAAATCTTGAGTCTAATACACTATATAACTCATCAACACGTTGATGTAATGTATTATTCGTATTTTCAAATTCTCGATAAACATCATCGAATTGTTTTTCTTGGTCGTTTAACTTTTGTTCGCTATTAGCGATTCGTTTATTCATCCTAAACATAGACACAACCATTGCAATTGCAATAACTGAACCTACACCTAACAAAAATGCGATTATTTCCATAATATTTCTCCTTATTTAAGCGTAAGTGTTGGGTTTATTTATTATAATTCATTCATTAATTTAACAAACATTGCCATTGTGTTGATTTCTTTATCAACTGCATGTGCATCCTGATACTGAGCTTCTGCTAATATTAAAATAACACCAGCAACATGACCTGTACCATAATCATCTATTGTGTCATATAAGAATGTGAATAGAGGCTGAAAGTCTTTTACTTTGCTGTCAGCTATAATTTGACGTATTTGAGTAAATGCTTTCTTCTTATCTTTCAAATTCTTTAACACTTCAAGTATTTCAGTCATGTAATTAGCTTGAACTGTGCTTTGCTTGTCAATACGCAATTCGCCGTTGACTACTTGAGCTTGAGCTGCATTGATTGCTCTTCTAACATCTGGGTATGATGCATTGATAATTATTGCTACATCTTTAACATCATATTTTACACCCTTATCGTCAAGAACCGTTACCAATCTCTGTGCTACATCACGCTTATTTGGAGGTGTGATTCCAAATACTTGACATCTTGATTGAATTGGGTCGATAATCTTTTCAACATAGTTACATGTAAGAATAAATCTTGTTGTCTTGCTATATGTTTCCATTAGATTACGCAATGCTGCTTGACCATTCGGTGTTAAGAAATCAGCCTCATCAAGAATCACAATCTTCCAACGCTTGAATCCTACTGTTGATGCATATCTTTTGATTTTATCTCTAACCGTATCAACAGAGTTTTCATCCGATGCATTGATGTACATAATATCTGCATCAACACCGTTTGCAATAATCTTTGCAAGTGTCGTTTTACCCGTACCAGCTGGTCCATAAAAGAGAAGATGTGGCACATCTCCATTTTCGATGAAGATGCGCACTTTCTCTATGATATGTTCATTACCAATGTATCCATCTAATGTTGAAGGTCTGAATGACTCTACCCAAAGTGTATTTTCTACTTGTCCTATCATATCCAATTAGTTTTGTAATTGTACAAGGAAATAAGTAGAATCAAAATCCTGACCGTGAAATTCAACTTTAGCCAATCCTTGTGATGAAACATGAAGCGTACCCATATCACCTCTATTTGCAGTCAAAATTTCTTTCAATTTGTCTGCTGAGAACATGATTGGTTCCATTGGATTCACTCCACCATCAATCTCAAATGAAATATTATCTGCATTGATGGTTGTATAATTGATAATGAAACGAATTTTACCTTCTTTTACTTGAACGGCAAAGTTCTTTGCATCTGGTAACGCATTCTTTGCTTTAATGAAACGATTGATGAATACATCATCTAAGTCAATGCTAACCTCATACTCAGGTTGTTGGTTGATTGCTGGCACTGCTGGAATAACCGTAGTGTCTGCCAACATGAATGTCATCTTGGTAGATCCTTCTTTGATCTCCATTGAAAAGTTCTTTCCAGCACTTTCCCTTACGTTGATGTCAATGTTTTCATTTACCGCTGACAACATCTTTGTTAATGTACCTGTGTGATTGATACCTAACTCTCCTTTAAGAAAGGGATCGGTTTTCCATTGAACATTACCAACTACTGTCTGATCAGAGTCAATTAAATCACAGCTTACGCCGTTTTCATTTTCCTTTACAATAACCGCTTCACAGTTTCCTGCTAAATGATAACGATTAATAAAATTTACGAGTTTACTTTTCTCCATTTTGTAACCTATTTTTATAATTAATTTGTCTTTTGTCCAAAGAATTGATTGAATGATGTAGCATTGATAGTTGATATACTATCACCACCAAACTTTTTATATACTTTTTTGTATTTTTCATATATATGCATTGCTGCGTCTGGATCTGCAAACATTTCATGCATTGATAGAATAACTGAATACAAATCTCTTGGAATAAGTGTTTCTAGCATTTCTACATGGCTATCAACAACCTTATTGATATCTTCTGCTAATCGTACATACAAATGTGTATTATGAACTACCATTCGAGGCATAGCTTCTTGTGAATAACGATCTAAGCCTTCTGCAGTTTTGCCTTCTAAATATTCATATGTAAAGTCTTTACAGGCCGGGCAATCTAATCCGCAAGCTACATGTTGATGTTTATCAACTTGAGTAGATGCAGTCTTACCTTGTGTAATATGTGTTTGTCTACGATATTCATTATTCTTAGGAAAATACAATTCACTGAATGATTGAACTTTATAATTCCAAGAATGAAGATATGTCCCATATACTGGATATTGTCCTGGTGATGATGAATCTGTGCTAACATATATTCTATTATTAGTTAACTTGTTCATTAGTTTTTGCAATGTTGCTAAAATAAAGAAATCTGATATCTTGCTAATACCCAACAAGTGCAAGTACTTGTTATGTTCTTTTTCAAACTCTTTTTCTTGAAGCATTAAAGCTAACGCAAACATGAAGTCTACTAACTTTTGTGGACCACCAATTGCCCATCCATTAAAATCAAAGTCTTTAAATTTATGATACCACCATGTATATTCTTCAGAATTAGATCCTTGAAGCATATTGATGAATGCAGTCTTTCCTGATTGATTCTTTTCAAACCATTTAAAATTATCAAATGAAATATCCGCACATTCATGAAACTTGTTCTTGTATACAGTCTTAGGTGGAATATCCAAATTAGCTGCAACATCTGAATTAGCTTCTAACCAATGAAAGATCTTTTCTCTCAATTCATTTGAATATGGCAATGCCCCCGTTGCAATCTGATACCCACCAGAGTCGCCAAATACTAATACATCTTTTTCTAATCCGAGCTGATCGCGGAAATCCATTTTCTTGTAATGATGACCTGCAGTAATCAAAAAGTATGGATGTCTCCATTCTGCTGGGTATCTCGAGTCATAAAATTTAACGGGAGTACCATCTGAAAATTTATAATCCTTTTTGAATGCAGAAACCATGCTTCCTGCTGAAAGCGATGGATAATAAATAAACCTTTTATCTTGCATTTATTTCCTTTAATTTATTAAGTAATTTTGTTGCTGAAAAGAAATGCTCATGTAACAAGTTAGCTTGATCATTTGCTTCACGCTGCAAATCATGAGATTCTAATTCTAATATTTTATTGACTACTGCATCTACCGTGCCATCTGTCTTGAAACCGTCATAATACATTTCAACATATGAAAGTCTTTTTGGAACAATTGGAACAGCTCCTGCACAAGCAGCTTCATACATTGATATGCCCAATGTTTCTTGTTCTGCAAATGATACAGCAAAACGAGCTGTTCCTAGCAGGTTATGATATTGATCCTTTGTAAGATTTTCTTGCATAGGAACTCTAAATTCGTAATGAGATAACTCAGGTCTTTTAGATAATTCTTCAAATAAATCTAAACGCTTTTCTGGAGCAATACGATGCGGAAATACTATTATAGGCTTTCTTTCCTTTTGCTTAGCTCGGTCCAACAAATCTCGTGTATATGACATCGGCCAACCTGTATGATGTAATTTTACATCTGGAAATACGTTACGTATTTGTTTTTCGTGAGAATAAGTAGCTACCCAATTATAATCAAATGCTTCGAAGAAAGAAGCTTCTGCATTACGTATCCACTTTTCATTTCCAATCAATCTACCTAAGAAATCATTTGGGTCATATGAACCTGCGTGCCATAAACCATGCAGTGTAATGTCTTTACCTAATAGTTTAGACATATACTTGATGTTGATAACACCAGGATGCCAAGCATCTGTAAATACAAACTGATCTCCGTCTTGTATTTTGTCTTCAACGAATAATCGAGATATTTGATGGACTTGAGTAGCTTTATACATATTAGTACCACCAAAGTTCAAGAATGCACCTGGTGTAGTCATTTCTGGAATTTCTTGATCACCTTCAATAACAGTTACTTCAAGTCCATTTTCTTGAAGCCATTGAGGAACAAACCACTTCCACTCTGATGTGTATCGTGTTGGAATACTTTCTAAATCTACTACGTAAATCATCTTTCTACAATCGCTCCATTTTCGTTGTCCTCAGATACTTCTACCCGATACAAGTTATTATTATGTTCTAACAACCACTCACCAATATCTTCGCAGCTCATTCGGCCGAATTCTAATATGTTGCCTCCGAACGCATTTCTAAGTTGCTTTTTTATTCTGCGTTGCATTAGAATAAATTCTTCATCTCTGTCTGTATGTGTTACGTGAGCATAACATTTAAAATGAAACATATGTCTATGTCTGTCAGACAAAAATGCTACTTCTGGAAATACATCTTTAGCTTCAGGCCAACAATGAAATCCTTCTATTGCAAATGTTACAAATACTGAATATTTCATAATTCTTCGTCAAATTTATATGATGACGGTGTAATTTCCATCATGTTCAACTTAGTTACTTGATGCACCCGATACCAATCTGCATCAATTGATAGCGTATCGGTGTCTTTCAACACTTGTAACGCTTTATCATGAATTCGATAGATAATGTGGCATCTGTTGATAAGGTCTGGAGGGATACGTTCTATGGTGTCTTTATCGGCTTCGATAGTTACTGCCATATTGCTAGAATCTAATATCCATCTAACTGTATCGATATATGGAGTATTTTCATGGCACTTCTTCATATACTCAATAGTAAAATAATAGTGAGGATAATCTCCTAACTTGTCTACAAGAAGCCCATAACTATTTTTATTGCCATCACGTTCTAAATCTCTAACAAACATTGTCATTAAGTCAGAGTAGCGGCCTTCTACTTCTCGGCCTTTCCATTGTTTCTTATTATACATAACTTATTATAAAGAAAATTTTCGAATTAACCAAATGAAAAGAACTTATTCATATTATTATTTTCTGGAAGTTTATCCCATCCTAATGCGGCATAAAAGTCATCTAATTTACCTCGAAGTTCTCTGTCAAATATCTTGTTCCGATCAATATATGTTTCAACAAACTCAACTATTTCTGGTGGGTCTTCATATCCTCTCAATGCCATTGTATCAAATCCATATGGATTGTCTCTAAGATAGCCCCACTTAACCTTTTCTCCATTAATTAACTGTGCAAACGTCTTAGTGCCTGATCGTTCAATGAGATCATTGTAATTGATAGCTGACTTTACGTGTGCAGGTGTTCCTGACATATATCCGCCAAATGCTTCTCTACCTTTTGTATATTTTGTAATGTTCTTAACACCTGAGTTTTTCATTACATTGAGAACTTCTGATTCTTTGATTCGATTCTTAAAGTTCATTACAAGATCTGTAGTTTCTTGCTTATTCTTTTCTTTGAGAATGAACCAAAGTATTTCCTTCATGATCTTTTTAAAATCTTCTGGAAATGATGACCTGATTACATCTAATCCTTTGATATCCATTTTATTGGTAGGCTTACCTTCTTTGAATATCACCCACTGAGCATATCTTTTCTTTGCAATCCATAGACCAGACTTTGCAACATATTCTTGTTTAATTTGTAATCGATGTTCATTAACATTATGAAAACGCTTTGCATATATGTCATACATTGCATTTACGTGTTTTTGAACTTCTGCTGCAACTTCATTGGTCTTTTCAATCATGAATTGCTCATCCGTTTCGTCAAATCCTGGATATCGTTTATGCAAGAGAGGTAGAGAACTGACAAACGTTGAGTCTGTGTCAGTGTAGAATGAAAACTCAGCTTTCTTGCCATTTTCGTTGAGGAAGTGGTCTTGTCCAACTTCTTTTTCATAGTATTTATTGATTACTTTTGCTGAAAACTTGATAATGCTTTGTCCTGTTGCTGTAATAGCTCCTGCATTATCTAAATCATGGAAACGAAAAGTCTTTAATCCTAACACCCCATAAAATGAATTAAGCAAAACTTTTTGTGTTAATTGGAGTGCGTCATAAAATTTATAATCTTCCGAACCCACTTCAAAGGTGTCTCGTTTCTTTTTATATGTAACACGTTCGTCAAACCATTTTGCAAGAATTTCTGGCAGAAATCCTTTCTTCTGTGTTTCATACACAGTTCCATTGCTAGCAACTGAATAGGCATTCTCATCAATCCATCCTTTCACATTATCTATTTCAACATCATCTCGTCCTAGTTTTACAGTCTTAGCAAAAGAATCTGGCTTCAACATATCTTCTTCATTGAAGTTTTGAATAACACCAACTTTTGTCTCGGGTGAAATATTCAATGTCATAATGATAGAAGGATACAGAGATGTTAAATCTAAGTCATATATCCACTTGTATAGTCCCGGCACAGGAGGCATAACATATGCTCCTGCTAATGCATCAGCTGTTGTTTCTTCTTCAATAAATTTAAATTGTTTATTAGGGGCAACATATCCATTGCGTTTTAAATCAACAACTGCTGCGCCATCTAGATACCGTGATGCATAATACACATCTTCATATGGAACGTGTCCTTTATGACATATTGTTCGTGCTAAATTTAATAGTTGCAGCTTTTCATCTAATTCATATACAAGATCCACATCGACCATGTTATATTCAATGAACTTTGCAATGTCTGTTTCAAACAAATCATTGAGGTTACCATCATATTCAATCTTACCTCTTCCTACCTCTGTTCGAGCAACTGTGTCTAATCGGTAATTAGGAAGTTCTGTATATGTAAAGTTTTTATATAATGGCAAGTAATCGAGACTTGACACACCAGCAATTCGGTATTTGCTACGATGTTTTAGCCATTCAACAATTCCAGCTGGCGATAACTTTTTAACTGCACCAGACCCCATTGTTCTTTTGATTCGATTAACAAGATATGGAATATCAAACCCATCTGTATTCCATCCTGTAATTACTGTAGGTTGTATCTCTGCAAAGCGATTAATGAAATGCGTTAACATATCACGTTCATCGCGAAATACTTGAACTGAATATTCTGTATTGATATCTTTTAAACGTCCCTCAATGTCTAATACCAATACTTCTCTATCGCCGGTAACTTTGTCTAGATATGCAATAGATGTAATTGCACAATCTGCTTCTTCTACCGTAGGAAGTTTTTCTGATATATCAACCTCAATATCAAAAAAGAAATCTCTATGTCCTGTAGATGGCGTATCAGACTCATAATACAAATCAATGAGCGTTCTCATTTCTGCATTCAGGTCTGATTCATATGAAGTTGGGTTATCCTTGTAGACTCCAGGAACTTTATCTAATCTCGTTCCATCTAACGCTTCATAATCACCATTTTTGCTAGGAAGATATCCATATGGGTTGAATTTGAATACTTGATAACCTAACTCATCATCCCATAAATGAATTTGATCTTTTCGTCCGTCGTAATGAATATTGTGATACATCTATACTAATTCCTCTACTATACCAATTATTTCACTTATTATAAGAATTAATGTTGCAACTAACAAGTCAAATGGAATAAAAGCGTATCCAGTAAGTCTTACACCTGATTTTACAAATGAAATGATTCTATGCCAATACTGATTTGGCATTGACTTGATGTTTTTTGTTTCTTTCATAGGGTTTAGTTTACCCGTTAATTCTTCATAATATGGATTCAATTCGCCAGTTTGCGGGTCATGCGTTGGTATCTTTTCTGTATTTTGTTTAAATATTTGTC